TAAAGGATCAAAAGGTGCTTTGCATGGTTTAACTAAGTTTAGCATGGAAGATTCACCTGCTAACACATTTTTTTTAGAATATCTAGCTAGACCACAAACAGCTGAAATATTTTTTGAAGATGTTTTGATGTCATTGGTATTTTACGGCATGCCATTATTAGCAGAAAATAACAAACCTCGTTTACTATACTATTTAAGAAGAAGAGGTTACAGAGGTTATTCTATGAATAGACCTGATAAAGTATGGAACAAATTATCTACCGCAGAAAAAGAAGTTGGTGGAATACCAAACTCTAGTGAAGATATAAAACAAGCTCACGCTGCAGCAATTGAAATGTATATACAAAACCACGTTGGTTTAAAGCAAGATGGTACTTATGGTGATATGTATTTTAACACGACATTAAACGACTGGGCTAGATTTGATATAAATAAAAGAACTAAATTTGATGCTGCTATAAGTTCTGGTTTAGCTGTTATGGCTTGTAATAGGCATTTATATGCTCCTAACGCAAAAATAAAAAAAGAAAAAGTAAATTTAAATATCATGAAATATAATAATCATGGTAGCACATCTAAAATAATAAAATAAATATGGCTGTACAAATACAAAAAGGTTATTTTCCTAGTCAAATAGCTAGCGATGCAGAAAAAGCTAGCTACGAATATGGCTTAGAAGTAGCTCAAGCTATTGAGGCTGAGTGGTTTGGTAGAGACTCTGGTGCTAATCGATTTAACACAAATCAAATGGAGTTTCATAAGTTAAGACTTTACGCGAGAGGAGAACAAAGTATACAAAAATATAAAGATGAATTATCTATTAATGGTGATTTATCTTATCTTAATTTAGATTGGAAGCCAGTACCTATAATACCTAAATTTGTAGATATAGTTGTAAACGGTATATCAGATAGAATTTACGATGTAAAAGCATATTCACAAGATCCTTATGGCGTTAGTCAACGTACAGAATATATGGAGTCTGTTATTAGAGATATGCAGACTAAAGATTTAAATGAATTTTCTGAGCAAGCTTTTGGCATAACTATAGCAGAAAATGATCCTGCAACTTTACCTAGAGATGAAGAGGAATTATCTTTACATATGCAGTTAACATATAAGCAGTCTATAGAGATCGCAGAAGAACAAGCTTTAAATGTTATACTGCAAGGCAATAAGTATGATCAAATAAAAAGAAGATTATATTATGACTTAACTGTTATAGGCTTAGCGTGTGTTAAGAACAACTTTACTAAGTCAGAGGGTGTAACAATAGATTATGTAGATCCTGCAAATATAATATACTCACACACTGAGTCGCCTTACTTTGACGACATATACTACATTGGTGAAGTAAAAAATATACCTATCAACGAGCTTAAAAAGCAATTCCCAAACCTTACCAATGAAGATCTAAAAGAAATAACACAACAAGGTATACATAAATCATCATTAGAACGTAATAATGTTTATGATAGAACTAACGTTGATAATAATATAATACAAATACTTTATTTTAACTATAAAACCTACATGAACGAGGTTTATAAAATTAAAACAACTGGTAGTGGTGCATCTAAAATATTAATGAAAGATGATTCGTTTAATCCGCCGTTAGAAGTTGTAGATGAAAGATTTGGTAAGCTATCTAAATCTATTGAAGTCTTATATGAAGGCGCTTTAGTATTAGGTACTAAAAAGTTACTTAAATGGGAGATGTCAAAAAACATGATGCGACCTAAGAGTGATTATACCAAAGTAAAAATGAATTATTCACTTTGTGCGCCAAGGATGTACAAAGGTAAAATTGAATCTTTAGTTCGTAGAATAACTGGTTTTGCAGATATGATTCAGTTAACTCATTTAAAGTTACAACAGGTTATGTCGCGTATGGTTCCTGATGGTGTTTATTTAGACGCTGATGGTTTAGCTGAAGTTGATTTAGGTAACGGTACAAACTACAATCCACAAGAAGCGTTAAATATGTTTTTCCAAACTGGTAGTGTTATTGGAAGATCATTAACAGCAGACGGAGATGGTAATCCAGGTAAAGTACCTATACAAGAAATTCAAAGTGGTAGTGGTGGTAATAAAATGCAAGCGTTAATACAGACATACAATTATTATTTACAAATGATAAGAGATGTTACTGGATTAAATGAAGCAAGAGACGGTAGTATGCCAGATGCTAATACATTAGTAGGTGTACAAAAGTTAGCAGCAGCTAATTCAAATGTTGCAACAAGACATATATTACAAGGTGGTTTGTTAATAACTTCAGAATTATGTGAGTGTTTATCTATGAGAATCGCAGATGTATTAGAGTATTCACCAACAAGAGAAGCTTTTATACAAGCTATTGGAGCTCATAACGTTGGTACTTTAGATGATTTGTCTACATTACATCTTCATGATTTTGGTATATTTATTGAACTAGCACCAGATGAAGAAGAAAAAGCAATGTTAGAAAATAACATACAAGCCGCCATTGCAAAAAATAGCATTGAGCTAGAAGATGCTATTGATATAAGAGAAATTAAAAACGTAAAACTTGCAAATCAACTTCTTAAATTAAGAAGAAAGAAAAAAATAGAGCAAGACCAAGCAATGCAACAACAGAATATAAAAGCGCAATCACAAGCTAACGCGGAGTCGCAGCAAGTTGCAGCTCAAGCAGAAGTACAGAAACAACAGGCTTTAACACAAAGTAAAATTGAACTTGAAACTGCAAAGAGTCAATTAGAGCAGCAAAAACAACAACAAGAAGCTAATCTAAAGAAAGAGTTAATGAATCATGAGTTTGAGCTAAACATGAAATTAAAAGAAAAAGAGCTTGAAACCACAAAGATGAAGGAGAGTACAAAAGAAGATCGTAAAGATGAAAGAACTAGAATACAAGCTAGTCAACAATCTGAATTAATTGATCAAAGAAATAATCAAGCACCACCTAAAAAGTTTGAGTCTTCAGGTAATGATATAATGGGTGGCGGAATAGAATTATAATATGTTTAACAAATAAATAATAGTAAAATGGCAAAAGTAGTACAAGATTGGACTGGCAAAATAATGGCATCTGTTTTTACAACAGCTTCTAGTGATGCTATTAAACCTCCTACAGGATGTGTGTTTATTGCTATAACAGCAATAACTGACACTGATTTTGATAGTTCAGGTGGTTTAGTTGCAGAAACAGCAACTGTATTCGCTAACACAGAGGATGCTGCTAATGATTTAGCTGCAGGTTCTGAAACTAATTTAGAAGGATCTGGTGGTGTTCAAATAACAAACACAAACTTAGATTTAAAATCTGGCGTAACAATTTATGGTAGATATACTGAAATTGATGTTAATGCGGGACAGGTTGTAGCATACATAGGAAAATAAAAAAATTGTACGAGAGTACATATGTTTAATTAATTATATAATATTATATTATGGCAAAAGCAAAAAAAGAAAAGGTAGAAGAGACTACTGATTCTGCTGCTGAAGTGAAAGCAACAGAAAATGATGGTAAATTAAAAGTAAAGAAAAAACCGTCAATGAAAAAAATGGCTGTAGACAATGAACCGTTAAAGGTTGATATGTCTAAAGCTTCTGCAGAAGAAAAGCAGGAAGAAGAGCAACCTAAAGAAGAAGTCAATGATAAGATTGTTGAGGAAGTTAAAGAGGAAAAGGTTGAAACCAAAGAAGAAGAAACTGAAAAACCAGTTTTGGAAGAGATTACAGAAGAAAAAACTGATGAGGTTGTTGAAGATAAAGCTGAGACAATTGAAGAAGCAGTTGAAGAAGCTGTAGAAGAAGCTAAAGAAACTGGCAAAGAACTACCGGATGATATTCAAAAAGTTGTGGACTTTATGGATGAAACTGGTGGTGATCTTAACGATTACGTAAAATTAAATCAAGATTACAATAAACTTGATGATAAAGCTTTATTAAGAGAGTATTATAATCAAACTAAATCACACTTAACAAGTGATGAAGTTGATTTTCTTATAGAAGATAGATTTGACTACGATGAAGAAGTAGATGAAGTAGTTGATGTTAAGAGAAAGAAATTAGCGTTTAAAGAGCAAGTTGCCGACGCTAAAAGCCACTTAGACGGGCTAAAGTCTAAATACTATGCGGAAATCAAAGCAGGCTCAAAGTTAAATCCTGAGCAAAAAAAGGCAATTGATTTTTTTAATAGATACAATGAGAAGAACGAGGTAGAAGAAAAAGCATTAGAACAACAAAGGTCAACTTTTACACAAAAAACAAATAATGTTTTTAACGACAAGTTCAAAGGTTTTGAATATAATGTCGGAGATAAAAAGTTTAGATTTAATGTTAAAGATGTAAACAGGGTTAAAGAACAACAAAGTGATATTAATAACTTTGTATCTAATTTTTTAGATAAGAAAAGTAAACTAATTAATAACGCTGAAGGGTATCATAAATCTATGTTTACAGCTATGAACGCTGATGCTGTTGCAAATCATTTTTACGAACAAGGAAAAGCAGACGGTGTTAAAGAAAGTATTGCACGATCTAAAAACATTGATATGTCTCCTAGAGCTACTAATGAAACAGATGTTAGTGGTGTAAAAGTAAGAGCGATAAGTGGCGACTCTACTGATAGACTTCGATTTAAAATTAGAAAATAACTTTAAACATTTAAAATTTAAAATAAAATGGCAGCAATTAACCCAACGGCTGGGTCGAATTTAAACTCAACTCCAGCCCCAAAACAACAAACCCTTTCTAGTAACTATATTGACTTTACGTCATCTAGTACTGAAGGTTGGGCTCAACAATATCTACCTGATATTATAGAAAAAGAAGCTGAGGTGTTCGGTAATAGAACTATCTCTGGTTTCCTTTCTCAAGTAGGTGCTGAAGAGGCTATGACAGCTGACAGAGTAATCTGGTCAGAACAAGGTAGACTACACATCTCTGTAACAGGAGTATCTGTAGCAAACGCTGGTACTATTACTGGCGCAACTAATCACGGTGTTAGAGTTGGTCAAACTATCGTATTATCTGATGGTGAGTCTAGCCCTACAATAACAAAATGTTATGTTTCTGCAGCTGATTCAGCAGCAGGTACTTTAACAGCTCTTCCTTACGCAGTAGCAACTGTTGGTGCAGTAAGTGGATTTGTTACAACTGATGATGACGCTGCAGCTAGATGTTCTTTCTTCGTTTATGGATCTGAATTCAAAAAAGGAGATAGCGGAATGTCTAACGCAGTAACACCTCAACATAAATCTCATGTGAACAAACCAATTATTATCAAAGATAAATTTGAAGTAAGTGGTTCAGACGCATCAGCTATTGGTTGGGTAGAAATTTCAGGTGAAGAAGGTCAAAATGGTTACCTATGGTATTTAAAAGCTGAAGGTGATACAAGAGCTAGATTCTCTGATTACTTAGAAATGGCATGTATAGAAGGTGAACTTGGTGTACCTGGTTCTTCTGCAGTAGATTCAGAATTATCTGGAGCTGGTGCGGATTTTGGTACTGAAGGTTTATTCGCAGCAATCAATGACAGAGGTCACGTTACTTCTGGTATCGTTGGTACTAGTGCAGCAGATGACTTAGGATCTTTTGATAATATCCTTAAGAAATTTGATGGACAAGGTGCGATTGAAGAAAACATGTTGTACTGCAACAGAAGTGTATCTTTAGCAATAGATGATATGCTTGCAGCACAAAATTCTTATGGTTCAGGTGGTACTTCTTACGGAGTATTCAGTAACGATGAGGATATGGCATTAAATTTAGGTTTCTCTGGTTTCAGAAGAGGTTCTTATGACTTCTACAAATCTGACTGGAAATATCTAAACGATGCTTCATTAAGAGGTCAAGTAGATGGCGATTACAACGACGTTAGAGCGGTTGTAATTCCAGCTGGTGTATCAACTGTTTATGATGAGTCTTTAGGTAGAAATATGAAAAGACCTTTCTTACACGTAAGATACAGAGCTTCACAATCTGATGATAGAAGAATGAAAACTTGGATCACTGGTTCAGTTGGTGGAAACATCACTTCTGATCTTGATGCAATGGAGGTACATTACCTATCAGAAAGATGTTTAGTTGTTCAAGGAGCTAATAACTTCATGATTCTTAACTAATACATTATTTTAAAGAGTTAGGTGCTTCGGCACCTAGCCCTTTATTTTTTAATTATTTAATTATATTATATTATGGAAAAATCAAAAAAGAAAACTTCTAAAACAGAAGTTACTATGAAAAAAGCATCAGTGGCAAAAGAGCCAGTTGATGTTAAAACGCCAGTCGTTGCTGATAAAAACGCCTGGGATATTAAAGACAGAGTATATTATTTAAGAGATGGTTTATCACCATTATCATATACTATACAAAGTAGAGGTATTTATTGGTTTGATAATGAGAAGGGATATGAGAGAGAGTTGAAATATACAGAAAATCAAAAAACACCTTTTGTAGATGAATTTAAAGGTGACGCTAGATTAGGTCACGTAACTTTTACTGATGGAATATTAAATGTTCCAAAAGAAAAACAAACACTACAAAAATTATTATCACTATATCATCCTCAAGCAAATAGATTATTTTATGAGTTTGATCCAGTTGAAGAAGCTAAAGATGAGTTAGGAGAACTTGAACTAGAACTAGAAGCTTTAAATACAGCTAGAAATATTGAAATAGATTTAGCAGAAGCGGTATTAAGAGTAGATCAAGGTAATAAGGTAAGTAACATGGCATCTAAGGAGATAAAAAGAGATGTTATGCTTTATGCTAAAAGAAATCCTAAATTATTCTTAGAGTTAGTTAATGATGGTAATGTTGAACTTAGAAATGTTGGTATTAAAGCTGTTGAAGCTGGATTACTTAGACTTTCAAGTGACAACAGAACTTTTCATTGGGGAAGTAATGACAGAAAAGTCATGACCGTTCCATTTGATGAAAATCCTTATTCAGCATTAGCTGCATACTTTAAAACAGATGATGGTATGGAAATATACCAAAATATTTTAAAACAATTATAAATCACTTTATAGAGTAGTCACTCTATACGGGTGACTACACTATATAAACAAAAGAAATTATGGCAGTAAGTATAGACACTGTATATCAAAAAGTATTAGCAATTGCTAATAAAGAGCAAAGAGGTTATGTAACACCTCAAGAGTTTAATTTACTAGCAAATCAAGCGCAATTAGAAATATTTGAGCAATATTTCTATGACTTATCTCAGTTCATGAGAAGACCAGGAAATGACACAATCTACGCAGATCAAGTAGATACATTGAAAGAAAAAATTGATGTATTTGAAAAATTTAGACAAGATTTAGCCGGATTAACAGCAGCTGGCATAGGCACTTTTCCAACTCATTATAAAATGGGTGAAATACATTATCATAATGCTACACTGGCAGCAAGTAGTAATCACAGTGGTTTAGTCGAAATAGAAAAAATTGATCAAAACAAAGCACATCATATATTAAATTCACCATTAACGCAACCTACGTTAGAACGCCCTATCTATATACAACTAACACCAACGACTTTTCAAATATATCCTACGAGTATTACAAATATAAATCTCGTAGCATGTAATTATATTGCAAAGCCTACAAAAGTACAATGGGCATACACAATTGTAAATAGTGAAGCTTTATACAACTCAACGAATGCTGTTGATTTTGAACTTCACGCTTCAGAAGAAACTAAATTAGTAATTAAAATACTAGAATTAGCTGGTATAACTATGAAAGACACAGGTTTAATTCAAGTAGCTGATAAAGAAGAAACAGAAACAATACAACAAGAAAAATCATAAATAAATGGGATTACTAGGAACAACAACACAAGAGTCGTATTACAATCAAAGTCAAAGTGCTTGGGGTGAAACAATTAATGGTTCTGGTAGTAGCGGTACTGTAGCATTTACATTAACAACTGCTTATTTTAGTACACTACCTACAGCTGAAACTCAATTTGATGTTTTTATAAATGGCAAACAAGTATCAAGTTCTAACTACAGTTATTCATCTCCTACTTTAACGTTTTCTTCTACAGATTACGATTCAACAATACAAGCTAGCAATGGAGCGCCGTTAGCTGGCATGACTTTAATAGTTAAACAAACAGACGTTGCTGAGCAATTTGGTAATTATCAATACATAAAACTAAAAGATATTATTAATAACTTTTTAATATCATATGTTGGTGAAGATCGTATAATATCAAAAACACCAAGAAGCTTAGTTGCTTTTCACGCACAAAGAGGTTTAGCTGAAATGAGTTATGATACTTTTAGATCAGAAAAATCACAAGAAATAGAAATACCGCCTACATTAGTTATGAAATTACCGCATGACTACGTAAACTATGTTAAATTATCGTGGATGGGAAGTGATGATGGTATAGAGCATATTATATATCCAGCTAGTAAAACAAGTAATCCAAAAGCTTTATTACAAGATGATAATTACAATTATTTATTTGATGAAACAACTGGTGAAGTTTTATCAGCAGAAAATTCAGATACTTGGAGTAATTATAAAAACAACACTAATGAAGATGCTACTGATACTAAAAGAAATATTAGAGAAGACTTGCAGGATTTAAATATAGGTAACAGATATGGTATTGATCCTCAATACGCACAAAATAACGGAAGTTTTTACATTGATCCATTAAAAGGTAAAATACATTTTAGTTCAAATTTAAGCGCTAAAACTGTTACTTTAAAATATATAAGTGATAGCTTAGGTACTGATGATGAGATGCAAGTACACAAGTTAGCAGAAGAAGCTATGTATAAATATATTGCTTATGCTATTTTATCAACAAGAGCTAATACACCACCATTTTTAATACAGCAGTATAAAAAAGAAAGATTTGCAGAAACTAGAAAAGCTAAACTTAGATTGTCTAATTTAAAAGCTGAAGAGTTAACTCAAATAATGCGAGGAAAATCGAAACAGATTAAACATTAATAAAATATGTCAGAGTTAAAACATCATTTTAGAGCCGGTAAAATGAATAAGGATCTAGACGAAAGGCTAGTTCCTAACGGTGAATATAGAAATGCAGAAAATATAGAAATATCTACATCAGAAGGGTCTGACGTAGGCGCTGTACAAAATGTTTTAGGTAATACTAAATTAGTAGGCAAGACATATGACGCTAACACAAAGGTTTTATCTGCAACTGGATGGGATGATGTATCAAATGCTATCGATGATTTAACTAATCCCACGTGTATAGGATCAATAATAGATTATCAAAATAATAAAATATACTGGTTTATAGCTGCAACAGGAGTTAGTTGTATAGCAGAATATACAGAATCAACAGGTGTTATAGCACCAATATTAGTTGATAAAAATAGTATACTAAATTTTAGTTCAAGTTATCCTATCACAGGTGTTAATATTATAAACGGCTTGTTATTATGGACAGACAACCAACATGAACCTAAAAAAATAAAAATCTCATCATTTAAGTCTGGTTCTCTAGATTTTAACACTCACACAACTTTTAATGGATCAGCATTTACAGAAAACGATATTACTGTAGCAAAGTTAGGGCCAATAAATGCGCCAACACTAACAATGGCTAATTCAAAAAGAACTGGCAATGGAACAGGTACTACAAAAGTATACTCGCGTTTTAAATTTACAGACGGTAGTGGTGATCCTTTAGCAGCTCAAACTTCAGTTACTTTAGCATTAACTCCATCTGCTAATTTTAAGAAAGATGATATTATAACGCTGAGTCACACGGATGAAGAAAATGAAGAGTACACAATTAAAGTATTAATTACTAAATTAAACAACTTCACAACAGCTTTAACTAACAATATAACAGGTAAAATACAGACAATACCTTCAGATACACCTAACGAAACAATACAATGGTCAGTTTTATTAGATGAAGAAGAGCCAATGTTTGAAAAGAAATTTGTAAGATTTGCACTGCGATGGAAGTATAAAGATGGAGAGTACTCAACGTTTTCACCATTTTCAGTTCCTGCGTTTTTACCTACAAACTTTGAGTATAAATCTGCGGATGGTCACAATATAGGTATGTTAAATACACTAAGATCTTTAACAGTTAACTTACAAGACACACAACCCGCTGATGTAGATGAGGTTGACATATTATATAAAGAATCAAGTAATAATTTAGTTTATGTTGTTGACACGCTTAAAAATAATGAAACATCATACGAGATACAATCTGAGATAATTGGAAGTGTTGTAGATTCTAAACAAATATTAAGACCTTGGGATAATGTGCCTAAAAAAGCTTTAGCACAAGAAATTACAGCAAACAGGTTAATATACGCTAACTACTACCAGCAGTATGATATTTTAAAACAAAACATACCTAATGTAGAAACTGCTATAACTTCAAATGATATAACAACTATTAAGGCT